AGAAATCAGATTGTGCTACTAGATTAACAATTTGTTTGGTAGATCTAGCACAAACTAATACTTTATCAATACGAATATCATCAATGGTTGATATAACGTGGTCACAATCGTGTTCGTGCTTGAATCTACTATCATCCACGACATCTATCTTCTTGATAGAAACTTTAGGTGGTAATATATGTCCTTCATCTACTAACTGAGGTGCTGGAACATTGACTATAACTTTACCATAGATGTCCTCATCATTCATTCCTATCTTAAAAGGAGTCTTAGAATGTTTAGGTGTAGCAGTAAAGAAATAGCAACGATTAGCATACATTGAATGATACTCTGTTGCCTCAACAAAGTTCTTCTGAACACTATTATGTGCTTCATCAAAATATATTGTATCCACCTCAATCTCTGCCTCTTGTACTCTACGAAGAGAATGATATGTTGTGAATATCAATAGATTTTCTGTGCTATTGTTAACCAAATATGTTATTTCATCTGCCTTAGTTGTACTCTTGTGATGTGTCTCTCCACTATGCACATGAAATACATCTACATTATCAATTAGTTCTAAGAAATCTTCACACAATTGCTGTGCTAATAGTATGCGAGGTGCAACAACTACAATAGTTTTAGGTAAACTATTCTCTGTAAATTGTTTCTTTGTATCCTCAATCATACACATAGTTTTGCCACCACCAGTGGGGACAATGATTTGACCTTTAGATTGTAACTGCATTACATCTAAAGCATCTTGTTGATGTAATCGTAGTTTAATCATAAAATAATAACAATAATAACCATTATACCATTAAAGGTATAATAACGCCATACAGACGCTTACGTGTACATTATAGCAACACTTTAGGCGACCCCCCTATGCTTTCTTTTTTCTTCTTGATACTTCTTTTTGGGTTACTGGGTATTTTAATTCACTTTCTTTACTCTTACCAGTAGATTGAAGTCTTATGTCCCTGAGTGCCTTCTCACCCTTTTTAACTTTATTTAATCTCTCTCTATGTGTTAGTCCACTTGCCTTCTGTGGTTTATAATTAGGGTCAACTGTTTTCTTTGCTTTCTTTGATAATAGTTCAGATGCAGTTTTAGTTTTAACACCAGATTTTGCTGCTCTTCTCTCCATTGCTGCTTTACGTTGTGCTTCCCTTGCTGATAGGGCAGCACTTCCTCTTGCTTGTGTTGGTTGCTGTTCTCTAGTAGATTTAGGACGCTGTGTTCCTATATCTTTACGATCTTTATATGATTTAGCAGGGGTAGTTGTACCACCACCTGCTGCCTTCATCCTTCTCTTCTCTGGTTCTGTTTTCTTTCTTTCAGCACCTATTCTTCCACCTTGACCCTGTGTACGAATCTGTGACCTACCCTGAACTTCAGGGTCGTATGCTTCGAGAATAAATTCCTGAAATGTTTTCATCAAAATATCTTTTTAGTTATTTATGGAGTAGGATTACTTGGTACTGTTTTATCCACCTTTTTACTACCTTTACTGACTAAATCATTATCGTGGAAATACTTTACTCTTTCTCTTCTAAGTTTAATTAATTGATCATACTTTATTTGTTGCTCTTTAGTATATGTGAAAGACTGTTTCTTCCACGATTCTCGTAACTCATTGAGTTGTTTAATAACTTCAGGTGGTCTCATTTTTAATCAAGTAGTTGTATAACATCAACACTTTAATCGACCCCCCCTAATAATCGGGTATTCTTCCCTCTTGTGATTTGTAATCTCCCACATTAGATAATATCTTCTCATCTTGATTAACATCATCATATTGAGCATAATGTAATACTTCTCTTGTTTTTCTATGCTTAACGTATTCTAATTGATGCCAACACTCTTCATTACATAATAATAATGTATGAATCTTTTTATGTCTCATTGGTTTACCAGAAGTATAGAAACAATCTGGTTTATCCCTAACACCAGTTTCTATAGTAATATACCTGGATAATACTTTCCATCCGTCTTTGATACGTTTTTCATTGTCTACTGGATCACCTTTAAAATATACCCATCCCTCTTCAATGTCTCCATTTGGACGTTTCCAAATAACATAATCGTCTACTTCGGGTTCATACATTGATAGTAATTAGGATAATTTTATTATGGAATGTAGCGACTTGCTTTTAATCTTTCAGGTGCTACTCCCTCATTTAAATAATACTCTAGTCGTGCATCACATTCTTCTTTGGTTAAGTTAACATCATTTACATCATGAAGTATATTCCATCCAGTAGTATCTAATTGTAGTAGAGTGTAGCGTTTTTCGTCAGTCATAATCAGGGTTCTTTTAAGTATATATTAAATGAAAAAACCGAGTTTGTCAAACAAACTCGGCAAGATAATAGTCAACTGTAACCTCTAATTTTGCTGCTTCTCGTTCACATTCTTCTATGAACTTCTCAAGCATTTCATCAGTTTTGTTGAGAAAATGTTGTTCACTTGGCATTGGAATCCTCCTTACAGGTACATGATTTGGAAATGTTTCTAAGTTTAAGGTATATATTTGTCCAGAATTCAGTTCCCTCTTCAGACAACTCTAAGTTGCTATTTTCTAAAGACACTTCAGATAATGCCCTCAGTTCTTCTTTTGATAGATCGACTAACATAAAAATATAGTAATAGCTAGCGGATGTTAGTTCTTTTAGTGGGGGCGACCCACGAGGCACATCCATCTCCTCGAAATAGTGTGGTAGTTTCCTATCGCCGCTAACCCTGAAACTACCAAAGGGGGTTACCGCAGTGAGAGAAACGTGGGGCATCTACGCTGGTTTCACCAATCATGCCCAAATTTACCTACTGGGAATCGCTTACACCTGAACCCCCAAACTTAATCGGGGCAGTAGAACCAACTCAGTTGTCTCTCACACTATATTTACACTTTAGGCGACCCCCCATAAGGTACATATAAAGTTCCATACTTACCAAATACTTCATTGAACCTATCTAAATTCTTACCAAGATATACTATTGCAGATTGAAATGGAGATGCACCTTTTGCCTCACCAAACTTCATTCTTTTATTAATAGCAACCCACGGATATTTACTGACTGCTTTCCACCATCTAGTTGAAACATCTAATTTAATTAATAATACTAACTCTTCTGCATTTCCTGATTCATATTGTAAAGCAGCATAAGGAACCCACTCCTTACTATTACTGTAAGGATGATTCATAAACACTTTACCATGCCAATTATGTGCTAAACCATTAGTTTTCTCAGTATAATAATTAAGTGCTGGAACATTTGGTTCACCCTCACTATTTGAACAAGGGTCAAGATCAATCGTACCAAAGAACTTAACAACATCCCCCACAAATTCGGGGGATGTATTCCATTTATCAGTACGATTACCTGTAGTTGCTGTTAGTGCTTTAAGAGCAGTGGATGTCATAATGTAGCAGGGTCTTTTAGTTTGTTATTTGTTAACAAGTCTTCACCTATTGTAGCACCTTCAATGATACCTTGGTCACAAAGATCATTATACTTATTAACAATCTTTCTTGCAATAAGTACATCAGATTGACCTCTAGTATTCTCAGTCCACTTAGACCTAGACACATTTGAGAAGTAATCCTTAAGATAAGTTTTCAATCCTTTTGCCTTATCACCACTACCACACGCTTCAACTAAAGAGAATGTACCAGCAAGTCCACCAACCATAGAACCATCAACATATTCTAAATGCCATTTAGTTTCATAAATTGGTCTTAAGAAATCAACTGCTCTTCTGGTATTAGGTATCTTCCATCTAGTAATAGATTCCTCCGCTTTTGCCCATCCATTAACTTCAATTCCTTCATCATAACCAATACCCTCTGCCTGTACTCCAATACTGATAAAGTTATCTTGAAACTCCCTAGATTTATCATCACCGTATGAGAGACCCGCACGAACTTTATCAAGTTTACTTGTATTTTTACGAGAGGTGTTTAAATCTTCAAATAACTGTGCCTCTATTTTTATACACTGTGCTAATGTAGAATTAACATCATGCTTAAAAATTTGACAAGGAAGGTCTAATTCTTCACCTGAAAGTATTGCCATGATTGCTTTATGTTGACCATCAATGATCACATAACTTCCATCAGGACGTAAAGCAATAACTAATGTTTGACATAACAAATAGTTAAATTGCTTTGCTTTTTTAATTGTAGATATGCAAATATATCTCTGATAAGAGGAACTAACTAATAATTTAGATGCTCTAACAAAAGCAAAATATATCTTCTTGTCTATGCTATCGTTTGTTGGGTGTATATGTATTGAGTCTTTATATAAAGCACCCTTAGCAAATTTAATCTTGTTTAGTTTATTTTTAGGGTCACTAATAACATCCCTTAATGACCTCAACTGAGGGTCATCCGTATAGTTTTTCATTTGTAATCTCCCGTGGAGTGTGTTTTTTATAAGACTTGTGTTTATGGGCAGGATTTACACCTCGGTCAACGTCTGTTTTAGACCAATATTATTTATTATATAATATTTTTAATTATATGTCAACACTATGATCTTTTTCCCAAACTATAGATTCAGGATTATTAATTTCATTGTTCTTCCATACACCATAAAAGTGCATCTTAATGACATCAAATCCAAATTCTTCATTGATATTTTTACCTGCTATTTTTGCAAGTCTACAAAAACCTGGAGCATCTCCATAAGTTAGATAACTCCACTCTGAACACTCTCTAGCATACTTATACCAACTACGAAGAATAGTGGTATCAGCACTTGGTTTTGCAATTTGATTGCGAATGAACTCTTCAATAATTTCAACAGAATAATACATAATAAATTAATCTTACAATAAAAACAATTTAGGCGACCCCCCCCTTTAACCTCCTTCCATCTCACATCCAATACGACTACCTAGAACTGCACCCAATGGAATTGCCCACCAACGTCCATCTCCTCTTGAAATAGCAGCACCAAGTCCACCACCCACTAAACCACCAGCAATCTTCCCATCAGTGCAATCATTATTGTCAAACTCTATAGTGGTCTTGCGTGTATATCCACCTGTTCTTAATGAATCATCTGCGGATCTACATGGAACCTCAATAGTTTCATGGAATGATTGAACATAACCAGGATTATCTGCTGTGCCTGGTATATACTCTTCTCTATATTCTGTCTTAAAACAATTACGACTTGTAGAATATCCTTGTTGATATTCACCAGCAAGTGCTGAAACTGGAGTGAGTGCCAACAATGCGGCAAGTGCAATTTTCATTTTATTTTTATCTATAACTATATCTTATCATATATTATTCATTCACGCAACAGTCTGTGCCAGTTCTCTGAGTGCCACCATCTTAGTGAACAGTCCTTCCATATCATAATACAACTTAAAATTCTCTGTTGTCACATAATGACCCTTAATATCATTACCATCACAGTGCCATCCATATGCTTGAACCTGTTCATCTATACCATCAATCCTCATTTTCTTACTACCGTCTAGGTAAGAATGGTATCGCTCGTCTAGGTTAATCATAGTTCTATGGTGGTGTGTGAGGATATTCTAACACAAGTTAGATAAACTATCTATTAACTTAATTATCTCTTTAGACTGTCGTAATTATTCTTTACTATTAATATGGTTATCAACTATGTCCTGTAACTTCTCAAACTCCCTGAGATATTCTACATCCATCAATATTTTAGATAGTTGAGATACCACTAAAGGTTTTTCATTCACCGCAGCAGTTTTAATTGCTGTTCTTAAATGTGATTCTACATCTAGTAGATGATCAATAGTTTGTTCAGAGAGTGCCATAGTTAATTTTCAAGTTGCTTAAGTTTTTCTTGTGCTTTTATTTTCTTCTTCATCATCTTAGCATAATATACATCTTGGTCAGTGTACCAATCAGGATGTTTCTTTGCTTGTTTAATAATCTTCTTTGCTGCTTTTTTGTCTGTTAAATTTGACATTATTCATTTTTTTATATGCTGATATACTATTTATTCTTTTGCATAGCAAGTAAAGTTTCATAAGGAATCCATGCTGGTTCTTCATCTGCAAACTGTACCTGGACTTCAGTAAAATTCTTTTGCAAATACCTAGAATAACTTTCTCTTACCATCTTAACTGGACTAAGAGGATTCTTCATTTGATCATTAGCATCTTGATTATATATCATAGGTTTTCATCCACGCTATATTCAATAATAATTTTTTTATAACTGCGACCATCACTTGTAGTCACATCAAGTTTTTCCATTTTACCACCAAGTAATGATGTTAATGTTTGCATTTCTGCTATAATAATTCCTTCATCTTGAATCATTTAGTTTTCCTCATAGGTACGTCAAGTGTCCAAGATGATGATTCTAACTTAACCATCTCAAAGTTCTTCTTAAATTCTTTCTCTCTTTCTTTCCTCTCCTTCTCCATTGTTAACTCAATGGTTTCAATAGTTGTACTTGGATTCTTTTCTTTTATACCCAAGTATTCTAAAACTGCCTCATCAACCATTTGATAAAGAGTATCCCAAGTTAAAGTATCTCTTAAT